ACCCCAAGTTCATCCCAACCCTGTAACCCCACCATCTAACCAACTAGGAGTAACGCAATGAATACATGGAAAGAGTTCGCCAAGATGGTGGTGTGGGTCACCATCGCTTACGCGCTAGTCACCCTGTTGGGCATCCTGTTTATCGAAGGGTTGCTCGGTGAATGCGATGTGGGTAAATGCTTGTTCTTACATATCCGTTAGGAAACATTGACTTTCACGACAGACTGTGGTATAATATATGTTCAGTGGGAATTCGCCCACTGGACAGACCGACGAAACGAAATCAAGTTAGGGAAACCCTAACAAACCTTGGAGCTTGATATGAACTGTTTGAATATGACCCTCGCCGCACCCGCACCTGTTCGGGATATCTCAATCGCTACCAGCGCAATGATGGTGATCTTCAAAGCATCGTACTGGCAAGGTACGGTCAAGGACCGGCAAGCAACGCAAGACGTAACGTCCAGAAACAATGCCGAAACCGGTGCGGCAGTGGTGAATAAGAAACTATTGCCCAACTGCAACGAGTTGGACGCAATCAAAAAGCACGTCGCCAAGGCGCGACTCAAGCACTACCAACTCACGTTCGATTGGATGGGCGAATTGCGTTGCTTGCCCATGTCCCGCCTGACTAACTACATGGACGAGATGGATGCCGAGATCAAGGAGCACGAGCGTCTGTGCGAGGCGTTCTATGACGTGTATACGTGGGAACTCAGCCAAGCACCCGTCCGGTTGGGTGATCTGTACAACGCGAGCGACTACTTCACCTTGGACGAGATGAAGCGCAAGTTCGGCATCGAAATCACTACATCCAACATCGCAGAGGCAGGTGACTGGCGGGTTGACATCACCAACCAAGCGTTGGTCGAACAGAAGGAACGCTACGCTAAACACTATCAGACGCTAGTCGGGAACATGGTGTCCGACTACAAAGAGCGGTTGATCGCTGCCCTGTCCAATATCAGCAGCAAGCTCGTCGCTGCACCCGAGGGCGAGAAAAGCAATGGCAAGCGCATGCATGCCAACATCCTGTCCAATGTCTTGGACATCCTGCCTATGGCAGATGCGTTCGGGCTAGGCGAGGACTCGCAGATTGCATCGATGCGTCGCAAGATCGAGGACATGCTCGATGGTGTTTCGGTCGATGCGTTGAAGCACGACCCGCTCATCCGTGACGACGTGAAGCGTGGTGTCGATCAGATCATCCGTGATCTGCCATCGATTGACTTCAATTGATTGTTTTGTTTTGGGTTAGGGAGTCCCTAACAAACTCCCTGTTTGTTCTTTGTTCGCTTACTTATATTTATTTTTACCTTGGAGTTTCACATGAACGCTTTCGCTAACAAACTGTCCCTGCACCAAGCCACCAACTTCATCGCCGTAATGGGCAAGAAGCGCACCGTGTTGTTGCGTGGTCCGATGGGTTCGGGCAAGTCGTCAACCCTGAAAACGCTTGGCAAGCGTTATCCAAACCACCTGATGGTGTACTTCGATTGCACCACCAAGATGCCCGGGGACTTGTCTATGCCTAGGATGGCAACCATTGACTCACAGGGGTACGTCACGTTCGTGCCGCACGAGGAGCTTGGTCTGCATCTCAAGAAGCCACTGATTCTCATGATCGATGAGGTCGGCAAGGCCGACCCGGGTGTACTCAAGGCGATGCTTCGCCTGATGTTGGAGCGGGTCGGTCCCGGTGGTATTGCCCTTCATGTTGACTCGCTGATCTTCGCTACCACTAACAAGGCAAGCGAGGGGTTGGGCGATCTCATTCCTGCCCATGCTAGGAATCGCATCATAATCATTGAAACCCGCACCTCAACGGCAGAGGAGTGGATCGAGCACTTCGCAATCAATGCGGGTATTCACCCCGCTGTTATCAAGTGGGTGGGTGAGACACCCCAAGTGTTCGCCGACTTCGATGAGGTCAAGGACCCCAAGGACAACCCGTACATCTTCCACCCAAAACAGCAACGCGAGTCGTTCTGCACGGGTCGCTCTATCCATGCTGCATCTGACATCCTCATTGAAGCAGAGGAAAACCCCGATCTGATTGATCAGCAGACCCTTGTTGCTGCGTTGACAGGCACTTTCGGACCCGACGCTGCTGCTGGCCTACTGATTTGGTACAAGACAAGTCAGCAGATGCCAACCATTGCCTCTATCAAGGCAGACCCAATGAGTGCGAAGGTTCCTACATCTCAGGCAGTACGGTGCATGATCATCACCAAGGTGCTTGGCATGGTGGACCGTGAGTTCATTGATCCTTGGATGACATACCTTGGACGCCTACCCGACGAGGAGCAGGCGATGTTCAGCAAGGGTGCGACTGCCAAGTCGTATGACGAGAAGCGGCAGCAGATCGTGGTCACAAGCCCCGGGTATACGGCATGGGCGTTGAAGAACGCTTACATGCTCCGTAAGGATCAGTAAGCAAACCCGACTAAACTAAACAACACGAAGGAATACCCAGTTAGGGAATCCCTAACAACCAAGGAGTAATGACATGAGTATCTTCGCTAAACTAACTGAGGAGCAGCGCGTCAAGAAGGCGTGCGGTGACATCCTTGAGAAAGCACCCGAGTTTCGTGGTGTCTTGCAGATCGGAACCAAGGAGGTAGTCGAGGACTGTCCGACTGCCCGGACCAATGGCCGGGACGAGTGGTATGGGCGGGCGTTCGTCAAGTCCCTGTCCGACCCCGAGTTGCGGTTTCTCATCATGCACGAGGTGGGTCACAAGATGTTGCAACATCTGACTACTTGGTCAGAGCTTCACGAGGAGGACCCCAATTGTGCCAACCGTGCTTGTGACTACTATCTTAATCTGTGGTTGACCAACGACTACGGTGCAGACGGGTGGATCGTGATGCCCAAGGGCGGGATGTTGGACGAGCGGTTCGCTGGCTTGAACAGCAAGCAGATCTACAAGTTACTACGTAAAGAACAGGAGCAAGAAGATGAGGGTGAAGAAGGGGGGTCCGATACTGAGCAAGGTGAGAGCGAGCCAAGCGATGGCGAGCAAGGCATGGATGGCGAGGACGGGGGGCAACCACAACCCGGACAAGGCAAACCAAGCAAGCAAGGTAAACCCAAGGACAAGCAACAAGGGTTCGACGAGCACGATTGGGAAGGTGCTCAAGAACTAACCAAGCAGGAGCAAGAGGAGCTTGCCCAAGAGATCGACACTGCCCTGCGTGAGACTGAGCTTATGGCTGGCAAGAATGGCACGGGTGGTAACCGTGTGATCAAGGACATCTTGCAGTCCAAGGTCCGGTGGGAAGACGAGTTGCGCGAGATCCTGACTGCCATGTGTCCCGGCACGGAGTATCAGACGTGGGCGAGGCCTAACCGTAGGTTCATGGGTCAGCAGGTCCAGATCGGTGGTGTGATGGAGGACGTGTATATGCCGAGCACGTACAGTCAGACCATCAAGGAGATGGTGATTGCAATGGACATGTCAGGCAGTATCGGAGATTCCTTGGTCGCTGTCTTTCTGGGGGAAGTGGCGAAGATCGCAGCAGCTATCAAGCCAGAAGCAGTACGTGTCATCTACTGGGACACGGCGGTGTGTAGCGAGGAGGTATATCGGGGTGCGGATGTGCAGGATATCGTCAAGTGTACTAAGCCCAAGGGTGGTGGGGGTACGGATGTGAACTGCGTAACACAGTACATGCAACAGTTTGGTATCAAACCCGACGTTGCGATTGTCTTAACAGATGGTGATCTCTATGCCGGATGGGGTACGTGGCCCTGTCCCGTGGTGTGGGCGATTGCAGATAACCCGAGTGCGAACCCAACCGTGGGCCGCACCGTACATGTGGAGGTGTGAGATGAACGAGAACAGTGAAGAAACAGGCAAGTGGATAATCCTTAACTTCTTCCCCTATTCACCCGTGGAAGTTTACGGGTTGTTCGACACGGAAGAGGAGGCCCGTGCCTACGCTGAAAAGCAGGGCATGGCGAAGGGCGACAACTCTTACTCCGTACACATGGTATTGAATGCCCACTACCACGAAGATCCTAGTGATTACGTTGGCATGGGTTGGGTTGGCAAAGATGGGAGGCCATGAGATGAAGATAGTAGTCAGAGTGAGGAACGTATACGGGAACCGTACCGTATACCCCGTGTGTGATGATGCTAAGTTGTTTGCCCGTATTGCAGGGCATTCGACCCTAACCCATAACACAATCGACTTAATTAAAAGACTAGGTTACGTGGTAGAAGTTGAACAGACCGAACCCGTCACGTTGTAATTAAATATATGTTAGGGCGTCCCTAACAACCTTGGAGTAATAGCATGACAGCATTAGAAGCATCATTGTGGGTTAGCGTGGACGAGATCGAGCGGATCGCTAAGATTTACTTTGCATCTACACCAGCATTGCCAATGGATGGGCATTGGATAACGACTGAACTTGGTACGTTCAACGTACATAAGCACACCGCCGAATTCGTCCGTGCATTCAAGCGCCAGTCAAAGAGTGCGAAGTTTCTCCCATACCGCCCTAAACCCAATCAACCGTGGGAATACGTGTACGTGTACTACGAGGGCGAACCGTTTGCACGTGGCATCATCGGCTACGGTACTTGGGGGTCAGTGAAGGGTGAAGGCCGGGATCGATACACCATTGCGTCCCGTCGAATTGCCAACAACAAGTTCACCAAGGACAAAGCCCAACATCTGATGGTTGCTACAGAAAAGTTAGACGTAGCAATTGTAAACGCCAACACGTACCTGCTACAGCACAATGCCTTGGAGATGGGCAAGCATTTCAGGGAGGGTCTAATAAGACATCAGGAAGTTGATGTTGACTTAGCAGATAGTAATCTGCGGATGGCGCGGATAACTTCGTTGTTTGGTAAACATGGTTATAACAGGTTAGAAAGTTCGGAGTTAAACCGCATCACCGACCAGCTAGTATCTACTACGCTACCCGCATTGGAGGTTTACTTGAACGGACAGGCCGAGAGTGATCGCAAGCCCGAGGATGTGACGTGGTACGAGAACATTAAAATGGTGGCAGAACGCAAAAAAGAATACGCTCAAGCAGCAAATCGTTGTAAGGTGACGTGGTGCGTGTACGTCCAAGTAAAGGATCGCGGTCCTACATATAAAGCGGCACGTATCCCACATGTCGAACATAACGGTGTGTGGACTATGCCGGATTTGATGTGGGAGGACAAGAACGTGACGCTCACGACTTGGGTTGCAGAGCATGAGGTCCCGGCGTGGTTGCTTGGCAAGATGGCTGTGGCTGACACGCTAGATATTAACCAGTACGTGCCAAACATCGGGTACAAGGTTGCAAATAATTTGTTTTACATTGAGGAACTAGAGAGCGATAGCACTACATGACAATAACTTATCGAGTTGAATTCGATGACAAGGGACATGCCCACGTGGAGTCCCTTAACTACGCCCTAGACATTGACCCACTACAGGAAGGTGTATATGAATCAATAGAAGCATTGCCGAAATGGGTGCAGGATAAGCTGCACGTACTAAGCACATTCTCATCTACGCCACCGACAATAGACGTGGCAGGGTTGGGACGACGAATAGAAGAAAACATTTTTTGGGTATACAAATGAACACGACAAATGAAAAGATGGTTACGTTGGAGATGCTGAAGAATCTTAGCGCCGACTTACAAAGCAAAAGGAAAGAGGCAAGCAACCAAACGGTTGTACAGAAGAAAGTATTGGCAGACAAACCGAAGCGCCCTTACAAGCGCCAGACCAAGGCGAATAGGGTACGTAAGTTATTGGCAACGGGTATGTCGGTCGCAGATATTACGGCAAAGACTAAGGTCAGTCCGGCTTACGTGTATCAAATTCGTTGGTCCGACAACAAGGCGGCGGGTATTGGTAGTTTGAGGAAGAAGAAAGTATCGGGGGAAAAGCAAGTTCCGTTTGTGCCACTACCCGACCCCGCGCATAACGCATACGTTGCCGCTCACACTCCGGGTTCCCCTGCGTATGTGTTTACGGTTACGGAGCAAGCCCCTCCCCCTCGCAAGCCCACGTTCTGGGAACGTGTGCGTGACTTCGTAGGTCTATGACCCCCGAGGCTAAGGTCAAGAAGAAGGTAGTCCAGCAATTAAAGTTGTTGGACGCCTATTACTTCTACCCTGTCACCGGGGGGTATGGCCGATCCGGTGTGCCTGACATAGTAGGCTGTTACAAGGGAAAGTTTTTTGCAATTGAATGCAAGGCCGGAACCAACAAGCCGACCCCATTGCAAGAACTTAACCTTGAAGAGATACGCAAGAGCGGGGGGATTGCCCTAGTGATCAACGAAGAGAACATAGACTTAGTTTATTCCGCCCTGTTAGGGACTCCCTAACACCCCCCACATTTAGATGCCAGTTACCTACCTACCACACACATGACCAAACCAAAACTTGATTCAGAACTAAAGCAAAACCGAAATTCACGCGGACTAATTTCTAACTTTGTTATTGAAGCCAAGCGCGAAATAGCCGGAATTGAAGTACGTTTACCAGAACTAACAGTATCAACCACCGAAAACATGCTCCGTAAACTATGCGTTGAAGGTGTGTTGGTCCGTAGACAAGTACGAAGTAAGCCCAAGGGAAGAGTGTTTTGGGCATATCGTGAACCAAACACGAGAATTAATCCTACTTACATAGATGCAGATGATCCGTCAGTTGTATCTACACCTAAGCCACGAAGACCCGCTAAAAAACCAACCAAACCGGACTTCAAAAAGATTATGAAAAACGAGCCAAGTAACTACAAAATATTGCGCGATCTGCCCAAGGGTAGTGAACAGGTTGTTGGTGAGTTATACCTAGCGGACTATTACGATACGAGTAGCCCTAACTATTTAGAGGATCTTAGAGCATGAAAGAAACGGAAGTGATGGACGAAGAGTGTTCCGATTACGAATTTGAACCGGTGTTCTTTTTGCACAAAGCGATGTATGCGCCCCACTACATCAACAAGCACCAGTGGGTTACTTACGGCAGTCAGGTTAGGACAACTATCGAACTCCTAACACTTGGCGCTAAACTCGAAATAAAATACTTGTGGAGACGCGGTTGGACCGAGCAAGAAATATTTAAAAAGCGTAGCCGACACTGCTCGCCAACCGAATTGAAAAACATGCTACTCAATCAGCATGTCTCCTCGGAACCGCCAAAAAAAGGTAAAAAGAAATGATTGTTAACGGCAAGATAGTTAAAGACTGGGATAAATATAAAATTAGCACGGCGTACGTACGACCGAAACAAAATCAAATAATCTCTTGGGACATGGAGCGACTACAAACGCATTTGTTGTGGGGTGGCCCGTTGCGCCCATCGTTGCGTAATCGTCTTAACATATTTTTTGGAGGTGGCCGTGACTAAAGCTGAAGCATGGAAAACGTGGTGGATGAAGCAACACGGGCAGAACATGCCTATGGGCGCATACCATCCGATGGAAGGAGTTATTTACGACGCATGGAATGCCGGATGGGATGCGGCAGACAAACAATCTCAAGTTGAGATTACGCATCTCAAGGAACAGTTGATGCGGGCTAACACCAACGATGGTGCATATAAAGCTGCATTTTTAGCCGGTCAGATGACCGCACGTGGAGGAAGTTGGAAATGAAGCCGGAAATACTTAGAGAAGACATTATCCGCATGGCGCGGGAGGCGGGCGCAGAACGCAACCCTGACTTCGATGACTGGTCGCTTGATGACGGCACGCTTGAACGCTTCGCCAACCTTGTTGCCGCGCATGAGCGGGAGGAGTGCGCCAAGATAGCGTTTAACGCCAAGACATACATCGAAGCTGCAACCGCCATCCGAGCAAGGGGACAGGAGAAAGCAATTCGTGAGGTGACGAAATGAACACACCTTGGAAACTTGAAGGATTTGTTTCAGAAGTTGGGAATCTTGTGCAACACATCATCCCCACCGATGACCTGTACGAGCATGAGTTGATGCCAACCTGTTGGTGTAAGCCGACCATTGACGAAGCGGAGTTTATTGCCGTCCACAACAGCGCAGACCAGCGTGAAGCGTTTGAGCGCGGGGAAAGGAAGCCATCATGACCAAAGAAGACATCATCCGCATGGCGCGGGAGGCTGGGTTTGCAACGTCATGGTCTGAAGCAGCAGGCGAAGCACTTGAACGCTTTGCCGCCCTTGTCGCCGCAGCCGAGCGCGAGGCGTGTGCGATGGAGTGCATAAAACTTGCACACGGTTGGGCACGCTTAGGCGCTTGGGGCGAGAACAATGAATTTCATGACTGCGCCGCCGCTATCCGCGCAAGGAGAGAGAAATGACTGATTCAAAAATACTATTCAAACTTATAGAAGACAATCCCCTTGAAATTCTACGCATAACTAAAGAAGGTGTGTGGGCCAATCCAGATATACCCGTTGATGAAACCGCCAAAAAAGTTCTTGAGGCTATTGACCACAACATCAAAGTGCTTGTGCAGAAAGCAGTTGAGGACGAACGGGAGGCGTGTAGCTTGATAGTGCTAGACAACAGCGACGCTGAAGGCATTTGCTGTACTGATGATGTGCTTGAAGCCTTCCGACAGAGGGGAGAGAAATGACCGATTCAGAAATGCTGAAAGAAGCCGACCGTATTTTGTGTGAGGCCCGAAGCGCAATAGGAAAGATTAGAGTGGAACGCGAAAGAGGAATGGGTTACTTCCATGCCGAGGTCGATTGGTTGGTTAATGAATACGACAACATCATTAACTTGATTAGAGCTATCCGCGCAAGGGGAGAGAAATGACTGACCGCGAACTTATGCAACAAGCGCAGGATGCGTTGGAATACGCATCAGACGAAACAAAACCAAAAGGTTTGTATGGGTGTGAATGCCTAATTTGCAAAACCATTTTAGCGTTGCGCGATAGGCTGGCGCAACCAGAACAGGAGCCTGTGGCTTGGTTACATACAAAAATTGAAGGAGTAGTCGTTCCGCATCGACCCTCTGATTTAAATAAACATCCTGATAGGTGGACTGCGTTGTATCCCGCCCCACAACCATGTCCAACTTGCGAATCACTGGCGCGTACAGTGATGCTTGACCAGACATCGCATGACACAAAGCGCCCGTGGGTCGGGCTGACGGATAACGAGATTAAAGAAATTATAGGGCCGTGGGGGGACACGCCAATCAAAGGCTACACCCGCAAACTGTTTGACCAGATTGAAGCCAAACTCAAGGAGAAAAACGCATGACTGATATATACGAAATCCAAATCGGACGCCTCTTACGTGACGAGGGAGCAGCACTTGCACTTGCAAGTGCTGATGAAGACTGGCACGACACGGCAACCGCACTCGCGCTTAAATACTTTTCCGACGTGGGCTGGGACGGGGCGTTGTTTGAAGATGCTCGCGCACATGCAATGAAGAGTGGGATTGGCGCACCTCCGTCTGCAAATGCTTGGGGAGCGGTGGCCCTTTCTTTAAGCAAAAGGAAGCTCATCACTAAGACCGGGGCTTTGCTACCAAGCAAAGCTGTCAAAAGCCACGCCCGTGCTCAACCAGTTTGGCGTCTGGCAAGTCTGCGGGAGAAGAACGGTGGCTAGATACGGAATCCTTGACGACGAAGGCAAGGTGATCCGGTGGGTGTGGACCGTGCCACCCTACCCTCACATAGTTGAGCGCATCAAGCGCAAACGTAAACCCAAGTTAGATATATCTAACGTACCAGAGGCATTGTTTTAAATGGATGAGCAAGCAAAAGTTACAACAGAGGACGATAAAGGCCCGCTACACGTTTCCTTTAAGGAGCCATACGTCAGGCTGGAACAGGTAAAGAAGCGAAAAGGAAGAATAGTTAACAAGACTGTAAAAGGCGGGTGCATTAATGAAGTTAGGAAGATGAAGTTGATTGGTATAGAGTTACTTAAAGAAAAGGTAAACGCTTATGTGGACATGATAACGGGTAGCATATACGACCCAACTACTGGGCGGTGTTGGTCTAGCGATGTGCTTTACATAGCACCTACAAAAGGGGAAAACAAATGAAGTACAAGTCTCGGATATGGCAGTATGGCCCATGCGTTAACCCCGAGAAATGCAAATTTCTCATTGATTACTTTCACAATTCACCTGACGTAGCAGATGCAAAGATCGGTGACATCAATAACCAAGTCGTGCATGAGCACCGCAAGGCAAGGTTGTGCTGGATTCCTGAACGTGAATCTATTACGTTATTCCTATTTACGCACGGGCTAATTGCAAACCACAAGGCGGCTTGGGGCTTTGACATCGAAACGTCTGAGAAAACGCAGATCGGTGAGTACCTGATCGGTGGGCATTACGATTGGCATCGCGACGAAGAGTTCTTTAACAAAGAGAAGGGCAGCCACCGTAAAGTTTCCGTGGTCATGCAGTTATCCAACCCGGAGGACTACGAGGGCGGGGACCTAATATTAGATTACTCACAGCAGATCCGTGCTTCACGTGAACGGGGTTCTATCGTTGCATTCCCAAGCGAACTGATGCACAAGGTCACACCTGTCACACGAGGTGTTAGATATTCAGCCACGCTGTGGCTTAGTGGTCCTTTGATGGCGTGAGGAAAGAATGAAGGCTGATGATATTCAGGTTGGTGGTGACCACTACAAGAAGATGGGGATGCAACCGTGGGACGTGATGGAGTCCGTCCTTACCCATACTGAGTTTGTAGGATTCCTAAAAGGCAACGTGATTAAGTATTCGTTGCGTAATGGATGCAAACAAAACTCGACTGATGACGTAGAAAAAGCAATGCACTACGCCGCCAAATTAAAAGAGGTACAAGGTGAAATTAATAACGATTGATTTCGAGACGTTCTACGATCAGGACTTCAGCCTGTCCAAGATAACTACAGAGGAGTACGTTCGTAGTCCAAAGTTTGAGGTTATTGGAGTAGGTGTAAAGGTAGACAACGAGCCTACGCAGTGGGCCAGTGGGCCGAGGAAAGAGTTAGGTCAGTGGCTTAAACAGTTTCCGTTTGCCGAGTCGATGGTGCTTGCCCATAACACTATGTTTGACGGTGCTATTCTCAAGTGGCACTTCGGTATAGATGCGAAGATATGGGCAGACACCTTATGTATGGCACGAGCCATCCACGGCGTAGAAGTAGGTGGTTCGCTTAAAGCATTGGCCGAGCGGTACAAGGTGGGCGCCAAGGGTGACGAAGTTATCCATGCCAAAGGCAAGCGGCGTCTGGACTTCAGCGATGAGGAGTTGTCACGCTACGGGGATTACTGCCTCAACGACGTGGATATAACTTACGAGTTGTTTGGTCTGTTGGCTCCATCCTTCCCCCGTGACGAGTTACGGTTAATTGATCTGACGTTGCGGATGTTTATTGATCCCGTCTTGGAAGTAGATGAGGATCTAATGCGCGATCACCTGCGGGATATCCAGCTAGCAAAGCAGGAGTTATTAGATAACACCAAGGCGGAAAAAGCCGAGCTACTATCTAACCCAAAGTTCGCTGCTCTTCTTAAAGAATTTGGAGTCATTCCTCCTACTAAGATAAGCCCAACCACAGGCAAAGAGACGCTCGCGCTAGCTAAGAATGACGAGGAGTTCAAGGCACTAGCAGAACACCCGGACGTACGAGTGCAAGCACTTGTTGCGGCACGACTAGGCACTAAGTCTACGTTGGAAGAGACAAGGACCGAGCGGTTCCTAGAGATCAGCAGTCGAGGGGCGTTGCCGATTCCGCTACGGTACTACGCCGCCCATACTGGTCGGTGGGGTGGGGACGACAAGATCAACATGCAGAATCTGCCGAGCCGGGGCGAGCATGGTGGCAAGATCAAGCGGGGTATCCTCGCGCCCGAGGGGTACGTGATGATTGACTCCGACTCTTCGCAGATCGAGGCGAGGACGTTGGCGTGGCTGGCCGGTCAGGATGACCTGTTAACTGCTTTTACTAATGGCGAGGACGTGTACAAAATCATGGCCTCCGCTATCTATAACAAGCCAGTCGAAGAGGTTACAAAGGCCGAGCGGTTCGTCGGTAAGACTACGATTCTTGGTGCAGGTTACGGCATGGGGGCGGCTAAGTTTCAAGCGGCACTCAAGACGACCGGGGTAGAGATTGGGTTGGACGAAGCACGGCACATCATCAACGTGTATCGCGCCACTAACGACAAGATCGTAGCCCTATGGCAACAAGCTCAGGCAACACTCAAGGGCATGATCAACGGGGAAGAAATTCAGCTAGGTCGAGAGGGTGTGCTCAGAGTATTAAATACATCCATCAAGTTACCTTCCGGCTTACTCATGCGATACGACGAGCTTAAGACCGAGCCGGGGGAGAAAGGACCGTCCTTCATGTATCGCACCCGCAAGGGGTTCACATATATCTACGGCGGTAAGGTCATCGAGAACGTGTGCCAAGCTATTGCAAGGTGTATAATCGGCGAGCAAATGTTGCGGATTGCTAAGAGATACCGTGTAGTCATGACAGTTCATGATGCCATCGCATGTATAGCACCCGAGGCAGAAGCTCAAGAGGCTATGGCGTACGTCATGGAGTGTATGCGCTGGACACCCAAGTGGGCGCAAGGTTTGCCGCTGAACTGCGAAGCAGGGTTTTCCCGTAGATACGGAGATTGTTGAGTGAAGCTACCCCCGTGGTCCTTTAGTAGTATTAAGGCATACGAGCAGTGCCCTAGAAAGTTCTACCACCTCAAGGTAATAAAGGACTACGAGGAGTCGGCCACAGAAGCAACCCTATACGGGTCGCAGTTCCACGAGGCGGCTGAACTCTACATCAGGGACGGCACGCCCCTACCCCCACAGTTTAACTATGCGAAGTCAGTATTAGACAACTTCAACCGGATGCCGGGAGAGAAGCTGTGCGAGTACGAGATGGGCTTGACCGAGGACCTGCAACCGTGCGGGTTCAAAGACGAGAACGTATGGTGGCGGGGGATTGCCGACTTGATTATCCTTGATCGTGAGAACGCAGAAGCAAGGGTGGTGGACTACAAGACCGGCAAGTCAACAAAGTACGCTGACAAGGGGCAGCTTGAACTAATGGCGCTGGCTATCTTCAAGCACTTTCCCGAGATCAAGAAGGTTAAGGGTGGCTTGTTATTTGTAGTGGCTAACGCCTTCCTCAAAGATAGCTA